TCCACTTGCACTCGCACATACATATTCTGTTTTGCTTTGAGTTCGTTGGCGTATTGCTCGTCGGCACAGCCTTTTAAGAAAGCAAATGCAATGAAGGTGATAATCCAGAAAGCTATGAAAGCTTTCGAGCCATCCCGGAAGGCTTGGCTAAACTTGTACTTTTCAATTCTTTGATTCATACTTATCTCACTCTTTGAGTAAAAGTCCCTCTCCGTCGAAAGCTAGGGGCTTTTTTGTTATCTGGTAAGAACATGTTCGCTTAGCCGAACAAAATAGTCAAGAGTTTGTTCGGAAAAATTTATATTTATTTTCTGAAAACCGAACATTAATCGAATAGGCAAAAGAAAACCCGCCGAAGCGGGCACTTAAAGAGCATCTAATTTTATTCGCAATTTAAAGAGGCTAACCAATCACCAGTTCCTGAAAGCTCACATTTCTGTTTCTCTTTTGGAAGGCGTATTTTCTCAAGTGCTTCAACATCTAATCGATCTAGTGTGGTTTCTAAATTCAATACATCGCGCTTAAGATTTTTATTTTCTGAATAGATATAACCAGTAAACCCTAAATTAACCAATAATAAAAACCCTAGAATAATTGCTAAGTATCTCATTAATAACGAATCCTCTTATGGTGCTCAATTACAACTCCGATTATTGAGATTTCAATTTGAGTTGAGTTGTAAGTTGGATAATCATCATTCAATGGCTTCAATTCAATAATTTCTACACCATATTCATTAATTCCAAGAACTTTATATTTTTTAAATGTTGTGACAGCTACTCCTTGCTGAATCTCTTGCGCAATTACCAAAGCACCAGGTTTAGGCGCTAATGCTGCATCTACCACAACTACATCACCAGGCATATATTCTGGCGACATACTGTATCCATCTACTTCTAAAGAAAACACCGAATAGGGGTCGCTACCAACATATGATGTATAGCTTTCACCTAATGGGTTTAAACCGTCATAAACCACTTCTCTCCACATCCCCGCTTGCACAAAATCTAATAATGGAATTTTTCTTAATTGTCTTGATGATGTTTTTACATTGCTATAAACCGGTTCACTTTGCAATTCGGCTTTAGTCTCTTTTTCACCTTCTCCAGTAAGAATCCAGCTTGGTGTTGTCTTCAAGCACTTCGCTAAAGAATCTAAATATTTTGCGCTTGGATTATTACCATCATTTGTCCACGCAGAAACAGTAGCGCGTCCGGCTCCAGTTCCTCTCACTAAATCAGCAGGCTTTAAGCCAAGTTCTTTCATACGGGCATTGATACGATCTGATGCAGTTTTCATGGGAGTAAAATCACTTTTCTATATGTTCGGAATTATGAACAATTTTATTGACGGTTACACGAACATGTGTTTCAATAAAACGAACAAATTAGTTCGGATAAACGAAATGAATGTTGAGCAACTACGGAAATATTACAAGGTAGCGAACAATTCGCAGCTTGCTAAAGAACTTAAAAAGGGCCGTTCTACTATTCACGACTGGGAAATAAACGGAATTCCTCCACGTACTCAAGCGGCAATACAAGTGATGACAGACGGGAAGCTGAAAGCTGATAAGTCTGCACTAGCTGGGTAGGTGGATACATGGCTGAGAAATTAACCGCAAGTGTCACCTTTAAGTGCACGGATGAGGAAAAGATTCTTTTAGAAAGAATCGCTAGATCAAGAAAACAAACTGTTTCCGAATTAATGAGAGAGCGTGGCATTGATGTAATCCGTGAAGTTCAGGAGTTACTTCAAAGTCTACAGGCTGAGTTCGATCTAACCACAGTTACCGTAGATACAAGAAATCCTGAGCCATTCGAACTAGAACTGGCACCAAATCCACATAAAACACAGGCACAAAAAAAGCCCAATTGTCGCAACCAATTGAGCCTTATCTGCCATTCCACTGCAAAGCAATGAGATGAGAAGTGAAATATGAATTTAGCACATACGCATGAAATTGGGAAGTACCCATGGAATGCACAGGGTGAGGGGCATGATGAGTAATAAAATTGTTAATGAAATTCGCAGATTGCCTATTGAAAGCACTCCAAAAATGCTTCTTTGGGTTATCTCCGATATTGCAGATGATGACGGTAATACCAGTTGGTATGCACCACGATCTCGTTTAATGGAAGAGACTGGATATAGTCGTACTACGATTGCATCATGTCTTTCTTACTTAAAGGAATGCGGAATCTTAAATATTACTGGTGGGAATGGGCGTCTAAACCAGTACCTAGTTACACCCCAAAACTTTAATCCATCGATCAAATACGAGCCTAAAAAACAATCAAAACCAGTCAGCGAGGTTGACCAGTCAACTAAGCAAACTAGTCAACTTGGCGGACCACACCAGTCAGCCACGCTGACCACACCAGTCAACTTGGCGACAAAACCAGTCAGCGAGGTTGACACTATCCATCATTCCATCATTTATCCATCTGTTAATCCATCATTGGGTGATTCAGAGAATGCACCTAAGGCTAAAACAGAGCATAAGGTAAAACGCATTACTAAAAAACAGGCAGGTATTAACCGTCTTGTTGAACTTGGATGTGAAGAAAAATATGCACATGATTGGATGGTAGCTCGCAAAGGAGCAGAACTTACAGATTCGGTTATTGAGAACTTAACTGAACAGGCACATAAAGCAAATATTACGTTGGCTATGGCAGTTCAATGGTCTGCCAAGAAGGGTTATCAAGGATTTAAAGCAGATTGGTACTTGAAAGACCAACAGCCACAGCAAGTAAGAAATGCCAATTATCAATCTTCGCAACAACAAACCATCTCAGAGCAAGCTAAGTGGGACGAGTTCCTAAATGGTGGCTCAACCTTTTGGGATGTCACACCAAAAAAGCCGTTACTGATTGAGGGGGTGGGTCATGCGTGAGTTCACCTTTGAAGACGCTTTACGTCTGATTACTAAAATGCGTGGGTTTTATGGAAAGAAATTCACTGATCAATGGGCAGGTGTAGACCCGAAAGATATCGCTGAATCAATGGTTGAGTGCTTTCAAGGACTAACTGCAGAAGATTTCAAACGTGGTGTAACCAAGATGATGAAATCAACGTTCTGTCCATCAATTCCAGAGTTTAGATCATGGTGTGAGCCTAAAGCATCTGATTGGTTAGATGCACATGAAGCTTGGGCAATAGCTAAAAACTCAATCGAACATGGCACTGGTCGTGAAATGACAGTGGTGTGGACTGAGCAATCTGCTAAAGCATTCGAGAAGTGTGCTGACTTGGTTGCAACCGGTGACAAGTTCCAACTGGCAGAAGCTAAAAAAATCTTTGTGTCTATCTACGAACGCTTAGTGACAGAAGCAAAGGACCAAGGATTAAAACCTGTCTACAACGTGAGCTTAGGTGTAGATCCAGATCAGCGCATTACTGCAATCAAACAAGCAGAGGTTGCAGGCTTCCTCTCTACTCAAGAAACACAGCTTCAACTTGAACACAAGCAAACCAAGGAAGAGCAGCAGGCTGATAACGAGCGATACAAAACGATTGCACAGAAAGCAATTGCGGAGTTACGCGAAAAACTAAAGATCCAAGCACCAGTCAACAAAATGGCTGAGGAAATTAAACAAGTTCAAGAATGGGAACTAAAACCAGACTCAGAATATTGGGCAGACCCATTTGATCAAAAAGAACAGTACATCGAAAGCTTAAGAGCAGAAGGCAAGCCAGTACCTTTTGCTTTACGAGGTGCGGCATGACACTAACAGAAATTAAATTCCGATTAATCACAATCGCGGAAAAAAGAAAGCGTCCTTACTTCGACATGATCGTGGTTAAAGAAGTACATGAGGCATTCAAAAACAATACCTACCACGAATTAAAAAATTACGTGCTTGCTGAAATGGAAGTTTCGATTTTGAACATGGTGGAGCTAGGCAGATGAACTACAAGGAAATGATGGCATTGCGTTGTGCTTACAACCATGGATTAAAGACTGCTGAAACAAGAGCAGCTGCATGTTTGTACGTAAAACTTAGAAGAGCTGGCCTGTTAGAGCAGTTCAAGACCCAACAAGAAGGGGCTAAATCATGAGAATAACTGAACAACAGCTAGAAGCAATTCAAAACAAGCGAAATAACGCACAAAAAGGCACATTACAGCGCGATAAAAGTAAAAGTGATGCAAGGGTACTAGGAAGATTAAAACAAGGCGCTATGAACAAAACAGAGCGTAAATACAGCGACTACCTAGAAAGCAAAAGAATGAAAGGTGAAATCCTTTGGTTCAAGTTTGACTGTATCAACCTGCGTTTAGCTGAAAAGACGTTTTATAAGCCTGATTTTTTCGTACTTACAAGTGATTTTGAGTTGCAAGTACATGAGGTCAAAGGCCATTGGGAAGATGATGCGCTAGTAAAGATCAAAGTAGCTGCTGAATTGTATCCATTTTCATTTAAATCCGTGCATTGGAATGCGAAAAACAATGCATGGGATGTAAGACATTTTTAGGAGCGTGAGAGGTGAATATGCGTGTTGATAGTACAGCTTTTACAGACAACCCTCGCGCACGCGCGCGTTTTCTCGAAACTAAGAAAAAAGCCAAAGAATTCTTGCGCCAACGCCGAGGTTATAAGCGTCCAGACTTCAACCGCATGATTCTAGATTTACGCAACCTTGGATGGTCACACGAAAAGATTGCATACGTCCTTGATGTGTCGGGTGGCAGCACTGTTTCTTCTTGGTCTACTGGATCCATTCCAGAGTACATACACGGTGAGCAATTCATCATGTTGTGGCAAGAGCAAACAGGCTTACAGCGCGTACCACGTGAAGGCGAGTGGCAAACATATAAATACGATATAGGGCAGCTTGATCTACTTGAAACTTTAGATGTGTTCGCTGCTCAGTTAGATGAGGAATTACAACAATGAAACGATTAAACGTATTAGTCGCATGTGAATACTCTGGCCGTGTTCGTGATGCTTTTGCCGCTCTTGGTCATAATGCTATGTCTTGCGATCTACTCCCGACTGAAGCACCAGGGAATCATTATCAAGGTGATGTTCGTGATGTTTTGTATAAAGGTTGGGATCTCATTGTTGCTCATCCTCCTTGCACCTTTCTATCTGTAGCTGGCAATCGTTGGTTTAACGTTGATAGGTATGGGGAGAAAGCAATTACCCGGATGAAAAATCGCGAGCAAGCAATTGCATTTTTCAATTTGTTTACTGATCTGGAGTGCGAAAAGGTAGCAATTGAGAATCCAATTGGATGCATGAGCAAAATCTATCAAAAGCCTTCACAAGTAATTCATCCCTACATGTTTGGTGATCCTGAGCGTAAAGCTACATGCTTATGGTTAAAGGGATTACCAGCTTTACAAGCAACCAATGTGGTTGAGCCAAATATTGTGAAGTACAAAAACGGCAAAGGGACGGATAGTCCTTGGCATTTAGACACGTTAAAGCTGCCAGCAGAAGAACGCAGAAAAGCGAGAAGCTTAACTTTTCAAGGCATTGCAGATGCTATGGCAATGCAATGGGGTGGAGACGTGCGTCATTTAGGTTTGAGGGAAGCGGTATGAAACCAGAACAGTTTATTCGTGAGTTCGGGCCTAACACTTTCAGAATATCAATGTCATTTGTCAACACTGCTAAGTATTTGGTGGTTCATGAAGGTGAAATTGATTTTACAGATGAAATCAAGCCTCACCATGGCGATCGTGTATTTGAGCGTGATGTGGTTAAGCGTCTGGTGGAGTCGGTTGAGCTAATCAACTTGTTTGGCAGCATCAAGATAGCAAAAGACAAAGTGAAGATGGCTGATTTTAATGGATTCTTACTTGTCTCAGTTCCAATCGAAAACGGCTTGGCAGATGTCTATATCCATAAAGTAGAACAAGCCATCCGCGACCACGAATCAATATACGGAGGCGGGGATGAGTAATAAAAAAGACACTCCAGATGGCGCTACACACTTCTTTACTTCGT